TCTAAAAAGTTAGAAGATGTTTCTAAATTTGAAATACTTGTTGCAAAAGCATTACCACTTGCTTCTAAAAAGTTAGAAGATGTTTCTAAGTTTGAAATACTTGTTATAACATTAGTTGATCCAACAGTTAAGTTTTGGAAACTTGCATCATGTCCTGATATGTCACCTGTGAAATAAATATTTGAAAAACTTGCATCGCCACCACATATATCATTTACTGTAACTTTCCCAATCGTATAACTTATGTCATTTACGCCACTACCTGTTTTCTTCCACAAACCGCTATCAGCAATAGATACACCATTAACTGTTAAGTTTTGGAAACTCGCATCTCGACCTGATATGTCTCCTGTAAAGTAAATGTTTTTGGCAGATATGTCTGTAAAATAACTTGTTGAAATGGCGCTAATGTCACCTATAAATTTTCCTCCACTTGCTTCAAAATTACCTTCAATAACTCCACTACCATCTACTCTAATATAAAAAGCATCTTTTGTTAAATTTGAACTTGTTCCTGCACCAATTACAAATACATTATTTGCAGAATTTTCTGTAATATTAAAACGTCCTAATGCTACACCACCACTTACATTCATTCGCATATGAGTGCCTAGAGCAATAGAATTTCTCTCGAGTGCCCAAGCATTATTTCCCATAGCAATAGAATAAATATGTTTAGCATGTGTATTATGTCCAAACGCTAAACTATATGAACCATCTGCTGTTGTTTGTTCTCCACCCATTGCTATGCTATTTTTTTTACTCCCACTCCTTATACTTGCTGGATTAGCTACACTTGGATTACTAAATATAATTTTACTACTATAAACATAGTTAGCACATATATCACCTGTTACATATATATGTGATGCTGATATGTCCTCAAAATAAGAGGTATTATGACCAGATATATCGCCGTATAAAATTCCAGGTGTAAAGTTCTCATCTGTTTTAAACCATCCATTAAATGATGCTTCTTTGTCTGTATAACCCATCGCAAACATTTCTTTGGTTGAACCAGATTCAAATTCTTTGAATCCAATAAAAGCATTACTGGCATCATTACCTCTTTCAATTAAAATTCCTGAGTCGTAATTATTTGCTGAAGGAAGAGCTTTTCTACCATATGCTAATCCAATTAAATTATCGCATATATCTAAATTAGTAGTTTGTATATTAACCATGCTAGCATCTAATAAAAGGGTACCTGCTCTGATATGACTAACATCTATAATATTAGAAACTAATATATTACTAAATGTTGAATTTGTAAATGTTTGGTTATTTGATAGAAAATTATTACATTGTATTTGGTTAGCACTTAAATCATTTAATTTTGTCCATCCCACATTACCACATATATCTCCAATATACATACCTGCTTTGATAGTTCCAAGATGCGCGTCATTTAGATTTTTAATCTCTAAATCATAACTAGGTATAGATGTACCAATACCTACTCTTCCTAAATCATAATATATATCTTTTCTGTTTCGATAATGCATATCACCCCATTGTGTACTAGATACATGTTGAATTGGTAAATCCTTATGTGATACTACTGCTGATGATCCATATGTTGGCATTTATATCTATTTATATATAGATATAAATTAGATTAATTAACTACGATAAATACTATATAATCCTGATAAGTTCAAAATTTCGATAAGTTCAAAATCCGAATATGTTAAAATTTATAATCCCACGTGTTCTTGAATATCTCTTATCTGGTTATTGATTGTATTTGTTTTTTGTTCTAAGGAGGTAATATTCTTCGTTCTATTAGCATTATCACCCTCTATTCGTTTAATATTTTTGATAATTTCGTCATATTTATCTGTTAATTCTTGGAAACGGTTATCATGACTGGATAATTCCTTTTTCAATTCGGTTATTTTACCATTATAATCTGTTTTACTATCTTCAATCTGTTTTGTTAATCTATTTATTTTAATTAAATCGCTTTTATGGAGCTTTTCAAGTTTAACAAGTTCATCATCTTGTTTCTTGGTTATTTTATGTAAATACTGTAATGCTACAATTTGATATGATAAAAATGAATTATAGTTAATTCCTTTAACTGCCGAATTATTTATAGTGAAATCACTTACACAATTTAATAAATCAGGTATTTGTATTAATTCATCTGGTAAAATACCAAATGATTTATCGGAAAATTGTTTAACCTTAATCATATTAATAGAATCTATAAATCGGGTATTTTTCAAATCAACTACATTATTAATATTAACACTTTCCTTCACATATTCATCATCTAAATATATACATTGATTTTGTGTGATAATCGGTTTACTTATTTGAAGACTATTATTATTGTTATATAAATAAGTATCTTCAATAATCAACCTGTTAATTTTAGCATCTGAATTTGGGGCATTTATATTAGCACAATTTATATCTTTACAAGAAATATTTTGACACACTAATTCTGAATTAATTAACACGTTTTTTCCAATGGTAAGCGTACCGTTTATATTAGCGTTATTATTAACAATAAGTTCTTTAAGAGTAGTATTACCATTTTCTATTTTTAGATTGCTTTTTCCTAGAATATTTCCTCCAATAGATGTTTCGCCTTTTACTGTTAAATTACTGGATGTTGTTATTCCACCACCAATATTAATTTCTCCATTGCATGTAATATTTTTTGATACCTTTAATTTACTTGATGTTATTTCCTGTGTTTTAGTTATGTTATTAGTTATATTATTAGCATTAATATTTTCAGATTGAATACTTTTAGATGTTATACTATTATCTATATTAATATTGCCACACTTTATTTCACCAGTTATTAATTTATTTTCAGAGGTAATTTCCTTTGCTTTAATATTAGATAAACATTCAATATTTTTAACAAATATTTCAGCACCGGTTAGCGTATTAGTTTCAATATTAACACACCTAACTCTATTCGTATTAATATCTTTACTTACCATTATATTAGTTTTGAAGTTAGCTGAAGAGCAATTTATAGCACCATTACAATTAATTTCACCTTCTATATTTAATTTTTTTCCTATGATATTTTCAGAATTAATTGTTCCGGTTAATTGTATATTATCACCGTCTATGTTTTCAATAGTTAAATTATTTGCATTACCATTTACGAATTCTATATCATCTGTTGATATATTGTTTGATGTAATTTCTTGATTTGTTAAATTAGTATTTTCTATATTTTCTACAACAATATTATCGGTTTTTATTTTCTTTGTTAAAATATTATTAAAGTTTCCTTGTGGCGCGGTAATTGTTTTTGAACGCAATGTTTCTGTTTGAATATTTTTATTTGTTATATCATTTATAGTTGCCTTTTCTGATATATGATTATTGGAATTGAGGTCATCTGTTTTTATTGTTTTAGATGTTATTCCATTGCTACAATTAATATCAGCAGTTTGTATTTTATTCTTAATCTCTATATCATTTGACACTATATTTTGGGCAGTAATTTTTTGAGTATTTGTATTTCTAACTACAATATTCTCGCTATTTATATTTTGTGACTTTATTTCATTAGTATTAATTGAAGTATTTGCTATTTTATTAATAGTACATTCTTCTGATGTTAGCTTAGATGTTTCAATAGTTGGTGTTTTAATTAAACCCGAATTTGTTATATTAACTGAATTAATATCAGTTGATTTAATATTATTACCTGATAATAGGTTGAAGGATAATGTTTTAGTTTCTAAATTATTACATTTGATAGAATTTGTATTAATTTGCCTTTGCATAGTTAAATCGGTACCCGATATAGACGTTGATACTACTTCTGAAACTGTTAACTTGTCGCCTTCTATATTTGTAATTTTTCCTGATTGTACTTCAATAGATTTTGATTTAAATGTATCTGTTGTTAAATCGGTTGTTTTGAATGTGGTGGTATTTATGTTTTGATATGTACCTTCTCTTGACCTAATATTATTAGAAACAATGGATGTTGTATTAATATCACCTGTCTTAACTGAACCTGAATTAGTTATATTTTTTGAAGTGATGCTTTCACTAGTAATGTCTGTATTTTCTAATTTCGCAATTTTTGCAGTAGAAGAAACAATATTGTTTGCTGTTATTGAATCGCCAACATGAAGGTTTTTATTTATTTTACTTGAATCGTTTATTTGAATAGATAAACAGTTTATACCTTGTTTTGAAGTAATATTTTTAACATTTAATGTTTCTAGAGTTGCTGTTCCGGATGATATAATATTAGTTGTTAAGATATTAGTGGTAGTAAAATCCTTTGATGTTATAGAATGTGATATCAAAAGATTACCTTTTATTTTATTGTCTAATATGTTAGCGTTAGCATTTGCATTAGCATTTGTATTTGGCGCCATACCTATTTCTAGTGCTTCACATATGAGTTTTCCTTTACTTGAAATATTTTTACCAACAGATAATTGTCCTCCAGTAGATATTGATCCAATAGACTTGATTAATGAACAAGATAGATTCGTAAATTTAGCGTGTCCCTTAAGTTCTAAAGAATTACTATTTGTATTATCATCATCTGTTAATACACGTAAATAAAATTTATCAGGTATAACTATTGCAGACGATACAATTATATTTTGAGAATCAACATCTGTACATTTTAAGTCCTGTATTTCTGTGTTATCTGTTATTTTGATGTTTTTTGCTTTAATGTTATCGCTTTCTAACGTAACTATTCTACCTTTATCAGATTTCATTTGTTTACCATTGAATTCTTCAGTTGTTATACTTTTAGATTCGAAGGTTTTTGTTTTATGAGACGTTGAAGTTATATTATTTGTAATTAACTCATTACTCTTTATATCATTCTTTATAGTTATTGTATTTAATTCAGCACTTTTAACAGTTAAATTGTCGGTTGATATATTATGCTTTACATTTATATTATTAGACGTAATCGTTTTGGCTTGTATATTATCTAAGATGGAATTAGGCGATTTAATGTTATTGCTTGAAAGACTTTGGGTTGTTATATTCTCTGAAATATTTATATTATTTGAATTGACTGTGTTACTGGATAAGTTTGCTGTTTTGATACTATCATTTATATCTAATTCACTAGCCTTTATTTTTTGACTAGATAAAGTATCGCTTACATTTACATTTTCTGTTTCTACCGAACCTTTACAATATATATTTTCACCTACTATAAGAGAAATAAGGTCACCTTCATTTATTTTTATTGTATCTGCATCAATTGTACCTTTAACTTTTAATCTTTCTGTATCAATTAAATCTGAATTAACAATACTTTCTGATTTTATTAAAAAAGTTGAAAAGGTATTTTTATTGGATATGTCTTTTGTTACAAGAGTATTAGTATCTATGTTTGTTGCCTTTATTTTATTAACTTCTAATCCAGTTGTTTTAATATCTATAACACTTAATTTATCACCTGTAATATGAGGACATGTTATTTCTTTACTTGAAATTTTACCATTTATTACGGCATTTTTACTAACATGAATAGTATCTAATATTAAATCATTTATAGTTCCATTTCCAAACTCAAACGTATCTGATGTTATTTTTCCCGAATTTTGTATAGTATTTGACTTTATATTTTTAGAAATTATATCGCGAAAATAAGATATACTACTTCCTGATATATCAGCATAAACTAATCCTGGTATGATATTTTTTCCTCTTGTTCTTAAATTTCCATTGAATTTAGTATTAATATTACAATAACCAATAGCAAATATATCAGGTTGTTCCGTATTGTTACCTTCAAGATGTCCTATAAAAGCATTTGTATTATCACCAGTTCTATATAGAATTATACCACTATCTCTTTTGTTATTTTCTACTTGCGTAGCATCTTGCTTAGATAACCCTTCAGATACACCAATAAATCTATTTTTTATATCAAGATTATTTGCTGTGTGAACTATTAGAGAACCGTCTAATACTAAATTGTTTTTAATCAATATATCTCCTGCTACCAATTTATTGTTGATTAAAGTATTATTCATAGTAACTGAGTTTGCTGAAATATCTAATTTTAACAAATAATCATTATCAATATTCTTATCAATATCCTTATCAATATCCTTGTTAATTATTCCGTCAGATATAAAAGACATATTTGTTTCGGGAAAATAAATATTTGATGTATTTATATTATCTGCTAAAAGGGTCGTGGTAGATGTCGTACCAACAACACTTAGATTATTTTGAGGGTTATTTGTTCCAATACCAACATTTCCATTAGGATAATATATTCTGTTATTGTTAGTATCTATCCATTGAACGGGCATTTTAACTTTACCGTTTTTTACATTTAAATTATTTGATGCGGGTGGCATAGTTAATATTTATATATATATATATTTTGTATTATATATAAATAAACCATAAAATCGAATAAAATATTAAACTATTAACTTATATATCTAAACTTACAGTGTTCTTATCAGATTTCTGTTTTCTTCTTTTTGTTCGTGTAGGTAAAGTATTAATATCTTGCTGGAGTTCTTTTAATTCAGAAATGCTTATGGTACTTCCTTCTTTATCATTATTATTTTGAGAACTTTGATTATTTTCTTCGCTGACATTTATTGTTTTTGATTTAAGACCTCCTAAAATATCGCTTATATCTGTTGGACCCCTCATTTCTGGTCTAGAACCAGTTCTCATACTCTTAGGTGGACTATTAGGATTTTCAAAATTATCGGTTGGATCTATTCCACCAGATGACTGACCTCTACCAAATGAAATATCCGGTCTGTTATCTCTATGAGGTGGCGGTTGGTTTTGAGTTCTCATTGGTGGTGGAGGTGGTGGATTTGTATCCATTACATTATTCATAAATCCAGAAAATCCGGGACTGGTTTCACCCATTGTATTTACAGCCGCCTTTGTAAACTGTTGCATTAATTCTGGGTTTTGTCTCATAATATCATCCATACCAGGAAGAGATGACTTAAACATTGTATTTGTCATATGTATCATTATGGCACTACCACCTAATTGAAATAGTAATTTTAATTCGGGCGCCATCTTTGCTTTTGATTTATATTTTTCATGTAATTCTTCGAATATTTCATCATAGTCGTCTATATTCTCATTTATTTGTTCTGCCCACCCATCTAAATGTACATCAAATGGATCAAATTTATTATTTAAAAATTCTAAACCTGTTACACAAGCCATTAACATTTTACCTTGAAATTTAACAGCGTTTGATTTCTCTTTTTCTGCTATAATGTTTTCATATTCACCTTGCATTTCTAATAAACTCGATTCCATACTATATTGCTTAGTAAGTTTCGCACCCTTACGCTCTAATTCTTCTAATTTTTTAAGAAATTTGAATTTCTCTGCTAATATTTCTTCTTTTGATTTTTCTTTTTCTGGTGCCTTTCCTATTGGTTTATCAGGATTTATTGGAACGTTATTAAATTTACCGTATCCATCCCAAGTACTTTTATCCTTTTCTGATTGCGCTGTTGAAAAACCTACCTTAGGTTTATCGGTTGTCTCGCCAAAAGAGACTGATGGACCACTATCAAAACCACCCATATCATTGTTATCTGAATTTAATGAAATACCTGGCATAGAAGCAAACATATTTTTCTCTGCATCAGACCTGCTTTGCTTATCGGATAAATCATTTAATTCATTTTCTAGGTTCTCTAAATCATCTATGTTTATTTCTGAACCAGTCGGTGTAGCAGAACCATCTCGTTTTTTTTCATTCATTAATAATTCTATACCTGGACCAAAATTACTAGATGCCTTACTTTCTCCTCCTATATCATTTGAACTATCATTATTTAATCTAATTTCCTCTAAATCATTCCCATCCAAATTTATATCTATAACTTCTGCCATAATATTATTTATGTTTTAATAAGAACATTTAATTTTAAATTATTCGCATTAATATTAATATTATTTTTAATTTAATTAAATAAGTATCACATTTTCCATAGTATCATTATTTTTATCTTCTGTAATGTTTTCATTTTCATTATTGTTTTTGATTTCGTTATCGTTATCGTTTTCGTTTTCGATTTCGTTATCGTTTTTGTTTTTATTTTTATTTTTGTTTTTATTTTTGGTATTGTTTTTATTATTTATATACCATAATCCTTGCAAAAAACAATCAGCTAAATCATCCTTCTTTTTATGTTTGTCAAAATGTTCTAACCATCCTTTGAAATAACATTCATCGTTATCGTCTTTATAATTGTAATTATCTATATTATTAACTATCACGTTTCTACAAAATTCTATACCCATCTTTTTTCTCTCCTTATAATCGGTTTTTGTTTTCTTGTCAGTAAATAGTTTTAATTTATTTGTCGATGATATAAATTCTATATTTGTAGTATGTTCCATTATAAAATACTGAGTTATCATACCTTGTATGGTTTTCATACGTGTTGCTATTTTACTTATTTGATTTTCTATTATTACTATATCAATCTTGTATTTATTAAATATAATATCATATGCTTTCATCATATTTATTCCTAAATCTACTAATCTAATTTCACTTGCATTATCGTATTTTATTTCTTCATAAGTATCATTATTTAAATCACTATTTAAATCATTGTTTAAAAATTTTTTTACATGGGTCTTACAATAACAGATACCGTTATTGTCTTTAAAACTAGCGTTTTTTCCACATATAGCATATGTTCCATCTTCTAATCGTTTTTTTAATTCTGCTTTACATGTTTGTTTTTTAATATTGCATATATCGACAACATCCCATTCAAACATATTATATTTACTGTAATCATTATCGTCTATTTCAAATAAACAATGGGCTAAATTCTTTATACCAACATCAATACTAAGAATTATCATTAATTATATATTTAAATAATTAATTTAATATATAATTTTAAATCTATAAATCTGTTTATATTATAAATCTGTTTATATTCTAATGATATTTACCTTAATTTGGGTTACTAAATCCTAATAAAGTTTCTTGTCCTACAACAGGTGTATTATATCTTTTATTAATATCATTTCGTGAAAGGTATAACTTCTTAAGATCACTTTCTTCCTCATTATTGGTGGCATTATTGGTGGCATTATTGGTGGCATTGCTATTTACTGCTGCATAATTTCTGTAATATGGTGAATATGATACCTCTGCTACTGATTGTCTTTGATTAAAATCAATTATTTTATCAGCATTATTAACTAAATATGCTCTGTAATCTTTATTAGTTTTAATGTTGTTTTTAATTCTTATATTTTTATTTAGTTCCCCTGCGGGTAACCAATTTGTATAAACTCTTCCATCGCTTTGTTTGTTTTGATTCATTATTATATTATAAAAAGATAAGATATTTTAATTAAAAATATTGTTTAATTAAAATGTTTAATCAATAAGAATTTATAAATAAGTTTAAACTTCTAAATTTGCAAGATCATCTAAATCTACCTTGATATCATCACCAACAAGATTTTCACCTGTGGGTATATTAATAGAGGATAATTCATCTTCTTTGATATTCAAAGTACCCCCAACAGTTTCTAAGTTTTCTAAGTTTTTTAAGTTTTCTAAGTTTTCTAAGTTTTCTAAGTTTTCTAAACTATCAGTCGTATGTTTAATTTCTTCATTATCTTTATTGTTTTCATCCCCTTCTGTTTTTTCTGTTTCAAGTACTAAATCTATTAAAGCATTTTTCTTAAGAGTTTTGAAACCTTTTACTGTTCCTTTAGATTCTAATAGTTCTTTTAAATCTTTTACTTGCATTTTATGTAATTGTTCAAAAGTATGTTTCTTTTTTTTGTTTGTTAAATCTTCTATATTAGAATCTTCCACTAAATCACCTTTATTATCTACCAATTCTACATTGATTTTTTTGATATCTTTAATATTTTGGGTTTCTTTTTCATTATCATCTTCTGACTCGCTATCATCGCTATCATCGCTGTCATCTTCCGAATCGCTATCTTCGCTATCGTCGCTATCATCGCTATCGCTGTCTCCATTAGCGTCTCCATTAGTGTCTCCATTAGCGTCTCCATTAGCGTCTTTCTTTTCATCTATTGCACTTGTAGTTAATTCTACATTTTGTGTGGGTTCTTCTTGTAATTCAATATTAGAAACAATGGCTCTTTCGTTATTTATATCTGAGACAGTTGAAGTCGAATTTGCTATTTGATTTACAGATAGATTATCGCTGGATTTTATATTTGATTTGAGTTGCTGATTCAAACTTTTAAGAATTGTTATTTCACTTGTAATTGCCTGAACTAATTGAAACATCGCTTCTAATTTAGTCTCTACGTGCCTTTTGATGCCGCCTACATAAATAAACATCATGGCACCTACCATTATTGTTATTGCTAAATTAAATAGGAATGATTGTGGAATATCAAACATTTTTTAATTATATTAAAATTTTATTGTATTATATTTAAACCATTTTACCGCATTAATTATTAATATATTTATTTGGAATCTAATAGATATTTTTCTGCTACATCGGTTATATTCTCAGGATAATTTAAGTCTAATAGAACATTAATACCACCTTTAATACTAGATATTCCTTTAGTTAGTAAATATTTATATTCTATTTGTTTATCAGGTTTAACTAACGTATCCATATGATAATTTTGTATTTGCTTGTTCTTATTTAGATCTTGACATAAATTTATGTAGTGGGTCGTTAGAATAAATTGTATATTCTTCATTTTAGATAAGTGTTCCAAATAACCGTATGCTGCTGCAGTTGCTTCATATGGATTTGTTCCAGAATATAACTCATCAAATACGCAGAAATGTCTTGCCTTTGGATTACTAGAAACTGTTTCTAAAATATCTTTACAACGACGTGCTTCTGCTTGAAATAAACTATCTCTACCGGATGTATCCGGTATGTTTATATAACAATGCAAATAATCATACGGTTTAATAAATCCTTTGCTGAAAAAACCGACACCTAATTGCTGTGAAAATAAAATATTTAACAAAGATGTTTTAATAAATGTTGTTTTACCTGCAGCATTTGGTCCTGTAATTAAATAATTCTTATTTAGTTTATAAGTATTCTTGATATTTTTCTTTTGATTTATAAGTGGAGGATAACATGCCTTGATAAATTTGGTTGATTTTGCAAATCTTACAAAATTAATATTTCTATTATTGATTTGTTTTTGTAAGTTTTCTATATTTGATAAGTAACCAGAAATACCAAACGCATAATTTAAACTTTTACTGAAATCTTCTCTAGTATATAATAAATAAAATGCTTTCATCTTACCACCTATTTTAAGTATTTCTGTAGGTTTCATAGATAATGGTAATAAATCAGCTATATATTTATTAAATTTTTCTAAATTATTTCTATGACTTAGTGTAACTTTATTAAACCCGTTATATGTTGTTAGATTATTAGTATAACTAAGTAGGTTGTCTGTTTTTTTGATATTATTTTTAATAAAATTATGTATAGTTGTTAATTTATAATTAATTAATTTACTATTTTTATAAAAATTATAGCATACCATAGCATTTTGATACATTTGATAGAAATATATAGCAAGTGTTATTAGAAAGTATCCTTTTTCATTTAAACTTGTGCTATTAAAATCCATTAAAACTTTTCCTAATGAATTGCGTTTAATCATCTGCTTCAATATCTCATAATATTTACTCCACGTAATGTTTACCTTTTGAGATTTTAATAATAAAAATGGTAATATTAAAAAGAATATTGGAGTTATAAATGAAAAAACTGGTGACGATAAAGTATAAATACTTAATAAAAATAAGAATGGCGCAGAACAATTTAATGGTTCTAATATACTCCATTCTAAATATTGATATCTCATAAGAAATGAATCGTCATTTTTAATGCTTGACCACACCTCTTCTATATTCTCCATATTTTCTATATTCTCCATATTTTCTATATTCTCCATATTCTCCATATTTTCTTTGTCCTTTTTGTTTTCTTTGTTTTCTTTGTTTTCCTCGCTATCATTATCAGGTAATTTTGAATATCTTTTATAAAGCCTTTTTGAATCTTCAAGAAATAATTTATCGCTTACATAATATTCTGACCATACATTTGCTATTCTTTTACTAAAGTTATCATTTGGGTTAAATATATAATCATACATAGAATTATTAGAACCATCTTTTGTACTAGTTAATTCTAAATCATCTATTAAATAATTATTAATAGGTTTCTTACCTGATTGGTAATAAATAGGTAATTTAAAGGTTTCTGTAATATTATCACATTTATAATTATCTTTGTTATCTTTGTTATCTGTATTATCTGTATTACCTGAACTATCTGAATTGTTTGAATTATTTGAATAATGTGAGTATTGTTCAAGCGTTGAATTAATAAAATTTTTTAACATTATTAACAATATAAATGTGAAAATACTTTTAAAAATTAATTAAAACGAATGATTGAATTGATTGAATTGATTAAATCATTTAATCATTTAATAATTATCTTGAAAGTTTGTTGGTAATTCCTCTATTTGTGTAGAGTAATATTGTTCTATATTTTGCATCTTTTGTATATCAAACTTTGTTACAAAATTAATACCAACACCTTTACG